ATTGGCGTTATTCTAGGTTTCGGCCTAGAATAGCGTTATACGTCTCAAGCACGACAAGCGATTGCGCCCGTGACACATAGAGACATGCAAGACAGGACAAGCATACGCCCCTGCTGGTTGCGTACCATAAAACGCACTTTTCTCGTCCCGAATGTTCGGGGGAACGAAACAACTGTAAATTTTAGCTGTTAAGGAGACATATTATGTCAACCGAAATTACAACTGCGTTTGTTCAGCAGTTCAGCAGCAATGTCCAGTTGCTTTCACAGCAGATGGGTTCATTGCTCCGTGGTTCTGTTTCAGAAGAAGCTGTTACAGGTGAAAAGGCTTTCTTTGACCAGGTTGGTCAATCAGCCGCTATCAAGCGTACTACTCGCCACGGCGACACTCCGCTTGTAGAAACTCCACATTCTCGTCGGATGGTTACACTTGAGTCTTATGAGTGGGCTGATCTGATCGACGATCAAGATAAAGTTCGCATGTTGATCGACCCAACATCTGCTTACGCTCGCACTGCGGCGGCGGCAATGGGCCGTGCAATGGATGACGCGATCATCGAAGCGGCACTGGGTACTGCGAAGACTGGTAAGTCTGGCGCAACTTCAACCTCATTCTTGTCTGCCAACCAGATTGCTGGTGGCTCAGTAGACATGACAATCGAGAAGTTAATCCAAGCGAAGTCATTGCTCGATCAGCAAAGCGTTGATCCTTCAATTCCTCGCTACATTGCGGTATCACCTCGTCAGGTTGAGGCACTGTTGAACACAACTGCTGTGACTTCTTCAGACTTCAATACTGTGAAGGCGTTGGTACAGGGCGACATCGACACATTCATGGGCTTCAAGTTCATCGTGTCTAACCGTTTGGCTCTTAACTCTGGCACGAATGTTCGCTCTTGTTTTGCATGGGCTGAAGACGGTATCAAGCTGGCTGTTGGCAAGGACGTTATGGCGCGTATCGAAGAGCGTTCAGACAAGTCTTACGCAACACAGGTTTACTACTGTGCAACATTCGGTGCGACTCGCATGGAAGAAGAGAAGGTTGTCCAGATTGACTGTGACGAAGACGAAGCATTGAGCTTTGGATCATAAGGAGATAGACAATGGCAACTGTATATTCTGACGTTCGTACTGACCTGACTCAGGACGATCCACGCGAAGTAGTAAAGGGCAACCAGCTAGGCGGAGAAATCCGTGTAGCTCGCGCTGTTTACACAACTCTTGGTACTGAGTCTGCTGATGACGTAATCGAGTTATTCGCACTTCCACAGGGAGCGCGGATTCTCTACGGTCACATCACAAACGACGACTTGGGAACAGACGTAAACGTATCAATCGGTCACGCTGCCTACACCAATGGTGCTGGCACTGCGGTCGATGCTGATGCAGACGAGTTCCTTGCGGCAACTGACTTGTCATCTGCTGCGGGTCGGACTGAAATCGCGGCGACTCTGGCGTTGGGTTCTGGCACAGAGGTTTCTCTGGACGGATCAATCGCTGATAACGAGTATGTCGTTACAGCAACTTTGACAGACGCGGGAAGCTACTCGCTCGACGCTGACAAGGTCATCGAAGTTGTAATGTTCTACGTTGTAAACTGATGCAACGCTAAGGAGGGGCTTCGGCCCCTTCTGTCCCTTCCTTAAAAACTTGGAGTGCCTCATGGATACAACTGGATTCTCAGTACATCTTGCAGAGTGTGAAGATGATTCATTTTCTGTTTTAATATCTGTTGATGGTTTTGAATCAGAAGAGGCGGCAGGTGAGTTTGCTCACTTGTTTTTGATTGACGGTTCGATTGCTGTAGGCGATGTTGAGCTTGAAGCAGGCGGCCTGGAGTTGAGTTTACACTAATGGCATCGGTTGTCGGGATTTGCAATAGCGCACTCAACCAGATTGGGGCATCCAATATCATCAGCTTGACTGAGGACAGCAAGACTGCGCGTATCTGCAATCAACGATACGAGTTTGTTAGAGACTCCGTATTCCGAGCGCATCCTTGGAACTGCCTAGTCACACGGGCAACACTTAGTCCAGACGCAACGGCTCCAGCTTTTGAGTTTGACAATGCGTTTACATTACCAACTGATCCCTATTGCTTACGGGTTTTGCACCTAGACTTCCATGACATCATTCATCGTGTCGAGGGCCGCAAGATTCTGTGCAATGAGGACACACTGAATTTAGTGTATGTGGGTCGCGTGACTGACGTAGCACAATACGATCTGCTGCTACTTGAAAGTATTTCGGCGGCACTGGCGGCAGACATTGCGTATCCGATTATTGGTAGCACCAGCTTGGCTCAGGAAATGCGGGCCGTGTACCAAGACAAGCTGAAAGAGGCACGGTTTGTTGATGCAACCGAAGGCACTCCAGCAAGCATCACAAGCGTCACTGATTCTGGCGGTATCGAGGCTGATACATTCATTCGTGCGAGGTTCTAATGTATGGCGAAGGCGAGTCCAACGTTTACGAACTTCACTGCCGGTGAGCTTTCCCCGCGCTTCGATGGTCGCCCTGATCTCTCAAAGTACTTCAATGGCTGCAAGACATTACAGAACTTTCTCGTGCATCCACAGGGTGGTGCAACGCGCAGACCTGGCACTGAGTTCATAAGCGAAGTTAAAGACAGCACCAAGAATGTAAGGCTTATTCCTTTCGAGTTTAATGTCGAGCAGGCGTACATATTAGAGTTTGGTGATGAAATTTTCCGTGTTTATAAAGATGGCGGAGTTGTTGTCGATGGTGGCGGCTCACCAGTAGAGTTCACCACGCCATACGCAGACACAGAGCTATCTGGATTAAAGTTTGCTCAGTCTGCTGACGTAATGTTTATGGTTCACCCAAATCATCCGCCACAGCAGATTACCCGCACAGACCATGACGCATGGACAATCACTGAAGTTGAGTTTCGTCGCGGCCCACTGCTTGATCCTGGCTTCGATGGCACGACGCTCACAGCAAGCGGACGTACCGGTTCGGTGACAATCACAGCTTCTAGTAACACATTTGTTAGCACTGACGTTGGGCGCATCGCCAAGTTGCATGATGGCTATGCTGAGATTACGGCTTTTACAAACGCAACAACTGTCACGGCAACGGTGCTGGAAAACGAAGACTTCCGCACTGAGTTAATGCCCAGCTACACTAACACAACGATCAGCTTCCATGAGGGCGACCCAGACGCAACTGGCTTGGCGCACAATGACTTCTTGCAATGCGGTGATGGCGAGTTCATTGAAGAAGGATTCAAGGTTGGTATGCGCGTCACGGTTAGCGGTTCTGCTAACAATCCGATTTCAGCAATCAGCGTGAGTGGATCAAAGGTTGAGGTCACCACAACGAATCACCACAACCTGATTGATGGCGACATCATTACGCTTACAGGCATCACGGGCCTGACGGTGACATCCCCATCCGGTGCAAGCATCAATGGCACTGAGTGGGAAGTCGAGGTTACAAGCGACACCAATTTCGAGTTGATTGATCCAGAGACCGGTTTAAAGGTTACGGCATCAGGATCGGCAGGGGTTGGCTCCGCGTTTCTTGTAAACGGCAACAACATCAGCAACGCGCTGATCGTACAACTTACAGATGACACCATGACGCTCGCAACCAGTGCTGACCTGAATGTGCAAAACGCAGGGCCAAGCATCACGATTGTTGGCGATCTTGATGCGGATGATGAGTTCCAGCTTGGCGCGTTTTCTGAGACCACTGGATACCCAGCTTGCATTTCATTCTTTGAGCAACGATTAGTCTTCGCAAACACACTGAACAGCCCGCAAACCTTATTCTTCTCTGTTGCCGGTGACTTCACCAACTTTACGCAGGGCATTGATGACGACGACGCATTGACATACACCATCGGCTCTAACCAGGTAAACGTGATCCGGTATCTCACGGCATCGCGTGTGCTGTTGGTGGGAACGTCTGGCGGAGAGTTTGCGGTTCGCGCAGGGTCGGTTGATGCGCCAATTACTCCAACAAATATACAAATCAAGCGGCAAGCAAACTATGGGTCAGCAGACATCCAGCCTGTTACCACGGGTAACGTCGCACTGTTTGTGCAACGATCCAAGCGCAAGATTCGTGAGCTGGTGTATGACTTCAACACAGACTCTTATGTTGCGCCTGACATGACGCTCCTTGCCGAGCATATCACTGAGGGCTTGATTAAAGAGATTGCGTTTCAGCAAGAGCCAGACAACATCGTGTGACTAGGCAGTTCCAAGGATGCGCTCGGAATACGGAGTCTCTAACAAACTCGTATCGTTGATTGCAGATACGCGCAGTCTTGC